CGGTGATGTTTACCGGCTCGAGCAAAGAGGATATGGCCGTTCATATCCGTGGACTGTTTGAGGACAGGCTCATTACGATCCCGAAAGACGATAAGATCCGCGACGACCTGCATAGCGTCAAAAAAGTAGTCACGTCAGGGGGCAGCGTGCGTTACGTCGCCCCGGAAACAGATGACGGACACGCCGACAGGTTTTGGGCACTCGCTCTTGCGGCCCACGCCGGCCGCACCAAATGGCAGTCCGGCAAGGTGACGCCTTTTAAAATCAAGTATTAGGAGGATCAAAAAAATGAAAAACGACCGGATCGAAGAATATAGCCTGCTAAACAATGCGTATTATGGCGATGGAGGCTTTTTGAACGGGAAATACCTCGTCCAGCACCCGCGCGAATCGTCCGAAAAATATCAGCAGCGCCTCGCTTTGGCTTATTACCTAAACTACACATCACCCTGTGTAAACGCTCATGTGGACCCAATCTTTAAACGAGATCCACAGCGGGAATATTCCGGGGCGATCACAGCCCTCTGGGAAGATTTCGCCAAAGACACCGATCTTGCCGGTACAGATCTCAATACGCTTGTTAAGCGCTGGGCAGTAGCGGCAAAACTCTATGGGATCGGCTACGTTGTTTGCGACAACGCCCCGCATCCCGGCAGCACGATCGGCGAGATCCTTGAGAGCAAAAAAAGGCCCTACGCCTATCTGTTAGATCCTGATAGAGTTAAAGAGATTAAGGTTGACAATAATGGCAAAATAATTTATTTTGCCTTTTTAGAGCGGGATCCAAAAAGCAAACGTGACTTTGACCGTATTTTTACTACTGAGGGCTGGGAACTACGCGATGGCGACAAAGTCATCGACAGCGGTAAATATAACCTCGGTCGCGTACCTGTGGTGAAACTCACAAGTCGCGAAATCAGTCCCTTTGATATGTTCCCAGCGTCAGAATTTCTCTCAATAGCTATGACCAATCGGAGCATCTATAACAAATGCAGCTGGCTGGATGATATTTTGCGAAATCAGACATTTAGCATCCTGACCTATCCGACAGCTAAGCCCGAATCGCTGGACATTGGCACGGATAACGCTTTGGCCTATCCGCCGGACTCCCGGCACATCCCGAGCTTTATAGCGCCTCCGGCAGAGTGTGCGACGGTGCTCGCCAACCAGATCCAGATGCTGCAGGAGGAGATCTACCGCATGGCTGTCGTTGTAAACGTCACGGGCGTACGGACCCAGTCTTCCGGAGTCGCTAAGCAGTGGGACTTTGAGCAAACAAACCAGCTCCTCAGCAGTTTTGCGGGCAACATCGATGTCGCCGAAACGGAGTTGGCCGAGCTCTTTGCGCTTTGGCTTGGCGCCGATTTTAATTACCAATGCAATTACCCCAAAGACTTTTCGGTATCGGACGTCACGACAGAGCTTGCCAACGCCGAAACGGCCAAAGCACTTGATTTTGGGACAACATTTAATACAGAGGTGTTGAAACGTGTTATAACGTCCTACCTGCCTGATCTGAAAAAAGACCGGGTCGAGCAAATAGTAAACGAATATAGCGACCTTGCTGATATGTCAGCTCTTGATGCCACCGAAAGCGATTAAAAATGGGAACAAATAAATTATTAAAGCTAATATCTGTCTATCTTGCCGCCTGGCGCAGTGATGCGAAAAAAGCAGAGGCCCTGATCGCAGCAAGCATAGCCGCAGGAGATAAGGTAGATAAAGCTGTCGACAAGGCCATCAAGGCGCGCCCTGATATGTTTTACCTGACCGGCCTGCCTGATTTTCTGGCAGACGCTGCTGCCATCGGCCTGGGAGTAGCTGACACATCGTTTATACCACCCGATTACCGTGAGTTGCTTGTTAAAGCGATCGAAAAACCATGGACGTCTAACGGCGTCAAATTATCGGCAAGACTTTACGGAGCTGGCCGAGACATGCGGGCCCAGATACTTACCGTGGTCGGACGGTCGCTGAAAAATGGCGCCGACTGGCGCGCTGCAGCCAAAGCCCTTTATGACGGCTATGGTAAAGGAGCGGTAATACCGGATCAAGCTATCGCAGCCTACATGGCAAATCTCCGGCGCTGGACGCCCGAAAATTACGAGGAGCAGTCACGCCTTGCCCGCATCGCGCTGCGCAATATCAACAGGCTGGCCCGAAAAGGCGCGCCCAATATAGCGCTAAAGTCTGCTTATACTAAACTCCTTGATGCCGCCAAAACCGGCAGCGAAAAGGCGTACAAAAATGCTCTTTATGTGGCCATGAACGAAAAATCCCGCTACGTCGCTGAACGCATCACCCGCACCGAAAGCACCCGGGCATGGGTTGACGGGTTTTTCGCAAGAGCATTGGCGGACCCTCATGTCGTCGCTGTCAGGTGGAAACTCAGCAGCAGGCATCCCGTTTATGATATCTGCGATATGTACGCTAAAGCCGACATGTATAATTTAGGTGGCGGCGTTTATCCGAGAGACAAAGTGCCGCCCCTTCCGGCGCACCCGCACTGCCTGTGCTACCTTTCTGAGGTCTACCGCGGTGAGGTCGACCTGTCGAAGCAAAAAGATCAAACAAAAAAAGCCGTTGATAACTGGCTGCGGGATCTGCCCTTTGATAAGCAAAAACTCGTACTCGGTCTCTATGGCGTCAACGCATGGACCGCCGGTGACAGCTGGACTAAATACCTGCGGGGCTGGCAGGGCCTCGTAAACCCGACAAGCAGGCTTGACGCTGGTCTCGTGCGTGATCTGATGGAGCGTAACCTGCTGCCGCCGACAGATAGCCATCTTGCAGCTATTGCAAAATCACAGGGGTTAAGTTATACTTTAGGCAAACGTGGAGCTGCCCGCTGGTATAGTGATGATAACAAACCGATCTATCCGCTACATTATGGCTTTTATGGCAGCTATGGCACCGAAACATTAAAAGCCGGCAGCGTGATCGTAGACCGCTACGGCAGAGATACAGGCAGTTTTGTAAGCCCGCAAGGGACTATATTTAGCGAGCGATCACTGCCGCCCGGAAGCAAAAACGATGAGTATCACGTTTACCGCGTCAAAAAAGACATTACGGGAGTATTATCTGGCCGCACTGCGCCGTGGTTTGGACAAACGGGCGGTGGCTGGCAGTACAAATTGCCAAACAGGATTATGGAGCTATCTGATTACTTAGAGGAGGTTGACGAGCGATGACCATCAAAGAGCTGGAAAAAATACTGATCAATGAAAAAATCCCCCGCAAAGATTACGAAATCACCGGCGATAACTACCTCCGCGGTTATGATGGATATATCATCCTCCCTGCACCCAAAGGCAAATGGGAGCTCTACTACATGGAGCGCGGCCAAAAGGATCTGCTGGGCACCTACCCAACCGACCACGCCTGCTGCATAGAGTTTTTGCGATATATGTCCAGGAGCTACTCGCAGCTGGAAAAATATCTGCCGGAATACAAAACAGCATAATTTGCAAAATACTAAAGGCGTTGAAAAGCCGCAAAACTGAATAAAAGAGATAATAAGATCAATCCTTCGGGATTGATCTTATTTTTTTATGTCACCGCAAGTGCAAAAATCCGTTTTAAGCGGTTTTACGCTCCTACAGGATAAATACCTTGCGCCAAAATCATTTAAACGTTTTTAAACGGTGTTTGAACGATTTTAAAAGGGGGTATATCTAATCCGCAAGCGCATAAATGATCTGCCGAAAGGATGATTTGTAAAAAATGATACCTGAAGGACTTTACGGAGAAATAAAACAGCCGCCTGAAAAAAGTATTGCGGCAGCGATCAGAGATATTACGAGTATCCGGGACTATATGGACCGCCGGGCAGAATACCGGTACGATCAAAAGCAGTTTGCCCTCAATCTGGCGCTTGACATTTTGAGCCAGATCGAAACAGCTCAAAACCGGCAGGAGCTCCAATCTCCTATCGGTTGACTATAAACATCCTCCTTTCTCTTTGCGGCCGGCTACGCAACCGGCCGCAATCTGAATCAAAAGGAGACTAAAGCTATCTGGAGCGGAGGCTCTGATATAAATGCGGCGGAGGCCGAAAATAAAAATATGGAGGCAACAATGGATCTAAAAGAAATCTACACCAAACTTGAAGCCATGGACGGCGGATCTGATATCGTCGCCGCAGTGAAAAGCGAAATCGAAAAATTAAACGCGGAAGCGAAAACGCACCGCGAAAAAGCAGCTGCTGCCCAAAAGGAGCTGGAGAGCTCTTCCGGCAGATATGATGCTGTACTGGCAGCCCTTGGGATCGAAGACAAAGAAAATGCTGCAGATGCCGCAAAAGAACTTAAAGGCGCTCTGGATGCCTTTAGTGCATCAGGGAAAAAGCCTGACGAGATCGCAAAAGAACTATCCGGTCTTACCAAGCGATTGTCCGAAATCGACAAAGAGCTGGCTGACACCAAAGCCGCCAAAGAGGCCGAGACCGCAAAACGTGTAGCTGCCCTCAAAAGTAACGGCCTGATGCAGGCCCTTGCCAAAGGCAATGCGGCAAACCCGGAAGCCATAAGCAAAATTTTGCTCGAAAACGTCACTGTCGGCGAAAATGATGAACTGGCCATGCAAATTGGTGGTGAAAGCGTCTCTATCAACGACGGAGTAGCAGCATGGCTCAAAGATAACGCATGGGCAGTAAAAGTAAACGCATCCGGCGGCAGCGGCAGCGGAGGCCATGGCGGCAGCTCCGGCGACGCTTTTGCTGACGGATTCGACAACGCATAAGGAGGAACCTAAATAATGGCAATCAATTACGCAGCTAAATATTCTGAAAAAATCGACGAACGCTTCGCGCTCGTGAGTGTGACTACCCCGGCTGTAAACAATGACTTTGACTTTATCGGGGTGCGAACCGTCAACGTCTACAGCATCCCCACCAAGGCCCTGAACGACTACTCCATGACCGGTACCAGCCGCTATGGTACAGTAACAGAACTGGAAGACACCGTGCAGGAGCTGACTCTCGGTCGTGACCGCAGCTTTACTTTTTCGATCGACCGCAGAAATTACAACGACACGATGATGACCAAAGAGGCCGGCAAGGCTCTTGCCCGTCAGGTCAACGAAGTGATAATCCCCGAGGTCGACACCTATCGTCTGGCGGCGCTCGCAGCCAATGCTGGCGGC